TGAATGATATCAATTCTAAGTTATCGTTACTTGATGGTCCGATTGCATTTTGTAGTATAGAGAATGAACTTAAAGATAGTTTAACACCAGAAGAGTTAGAAAAACTTGGATTAGTTGATCAAGATGGTGCTTTTCTTATATCTAGATTAGTACCAAGATTAGTACAAGAAACTTTAATAGACCCAGTTAAGTATGCTGACGGAGTAAATGATGGAAGTAACTACGGAAAGAATTGCTTTAGAGGTACTTATAGACCAGGAACGATATACATTCATACGGACGAAAGAAGGGATATAGTAGAAGGATCAGATGGTAATAAGTATATTGTTAATAACAGAGCAAAAAACGGATTAGATACTTGGTTAGACCCATTAACAGGGTTTGATTGGGAATTATACGAATTAAATACTCAGAAACTATTAGAAGATCTTTTAAATAGACTTTCAAATACAAGTTTAGTAAATAGAGATTTACTAGATAATATTAAGACTAACTTAAACAACTATAAAATACAAACACAACCAGCACAAACTGGACTATATAAAGCTAGAAACGGAGTTGAATTTTTAATAGAAATCATAGACGATACAACTTCTCCTTCTATAGCTAAGAGACGTTTTGCAGTAGCAAGAAACAAACAAGGAATAATCGTAATGAAAGGACAACCCTCTTTTGCTAGTGACGTAAACGTTCTAGTAAGAGAAATTAGATTCAGACTCGATCAATTACAATAATAAACTTTAATATACTAACTATTTATTAATATGAAACTAGAAGAACTTAGGAAAGTTATACGAGAAGAAGTAGAAAAAGCATTTAAAGAACAACTTAAAGATGTATTAATCGAAGCTGTTCAAATTGCTAGTGCTCCTTCTACATTAAAAACTGAACAAAAAACAAACACTAAGCAGATTACTGATTTTAAAGCACCTACTCCTCAGCCAAAGAAATTTGTACCATCAGGAAATCCTATAGAGGATATGTTACAAATGACAAAAGCTAATATGACTTCAGCAGATGCTGCTGCTATTATGGGAGAAGGAGTACATATGCCGACTATGGCTACTACAGTAGCTCAACAGATGCATATGGGAGGTGGTAATCAACCAGGTTTGGATTTAAGTCAACTACCTTTTATTAACAAAGCAAAAACGTTATTAGAAGCGGCTAACGAAAAAGATAAACAAAGAAAAGGATTATAATGGCTTTTGATGTAAAGAAAATAAATCCGTTAGATAGACAGCCAAGAAAAGCTATAGGTGTAAACCTACCTTTTTCTGCAGGAACTGTTTTTACTCCTAACTACTATACTAAAGATGCAGTTAGAAATAACCTAATTAATTTTTTTCTTACAGGAAAAGGTGAAAGGTATATGAATCCATCTTTTGGAAGCGGACTACCTTCAGAATTATTCGAACAGATAACAGAAGATAAATTAAATATTTTAGGTCTAAAAATTAAAGACGAACTTAGACTTTATTTTCCTAAAGTAGTAACTGAAGATTTATCTTTAATAGCAGATCCAGATAAAAACTCAATTGAATTCTATTTAAAGTATAGTATCTTAGATAGTAATATTGAAGATGAAGTAATTATTAATATTCAACAATAATGGCCCAAGAAAGAGACATAAAATATATAAACAGGGACTTTAGTAAGTTTAGAGAACAGCTCGTAGAATTTGCTAAAAACTACTTCCCTGATACCTACAATGACTTCTCTCCAACATCACCAGGTATGATGTTTATAGAAATGGCATCTTATGTAGGAGATGTACTTTCTTTTTACCAAGATACTCAGCTTCAAGAAACATTTTTACAACACGCTAAAGACCCAGCTAACTTATATAACTTAGCTTATATGATGGGCTATAAACCAAAAGCTACAAGTATATCAGAAGTAGAAATTGAAGTAACCCAAAAAGTTAACGCAGTAGCTCCTAACTATACACCTAACTGGAATCAAGCATTAGTAGTACAGCCTAATACACGTTTACGTGCTAATACTTTTGGTGATCCAAAGTTTATAATTAATGATAAGATTGATTTTGCATATTCAAGTTCATTAAACCCGACAGAGGTTAGAATAGATAGTATAGCAAATGGATACCCTGCTGAATATAGGCTTACCAAAAGAGTAAATGCTATTTCAGGTGAATTAAAAACACTTACCTACGATGTTGGTAATGCAGAGAAATTTTTCACAATTACTGTTGAAGATAACAGTATAGTTGGAGTTCTAGATATTACAGACAACGACGGACATACTTGGTACGAAGTACCATTCTTAGGTCAAGATACAATATATGAAGATCAAACAAACACTGCTACAGATAAAAACGTAGTACCTAGTATACTAAGGTTAAAGAAAGTACCTAGACGATTTGTAACTAGGTTAACATCTCAAGGTAATTTACAGATTCAATTTGGAGCCGGCGTTAATACAAGTGTTTCCGATGATGAGATATTTTTACCAGACCCTACTAATGTAGGAATAGGTACTAATCAAGGATTAAGTAGATTAGATTTTGCTTTTGATCCATCTAACTTCTTATTTTCAAAATCATACGGTATTGCCCCTTCAAATACAACCTTAACTATTAGGTACATAGTAGGAGGAGGAGTAGCATCAAACGTTGCTGCAAATACTATTAACCTTGTAGAACAAGTAACCGTTGCTGCACCAGATCAAAGCAAATCAAATACTCTGACTTTTAATAATAGATTTCCTGCTACAGGAGGACGAGATGGAGACACAGTAGAGGAGTTAAGACAGAATAGCTTGAGAGCTTATTCAGAACAGAATAGAGCAGTAACTTTACAAGATTACGCAATCAGAAGCTTATCTTTACCTGCTTTATATGGATCAATTTCAAAAGTATATGTAACACAAGATCAAGCTACTAATGCTAACGTATTAGGAGGTGCTTATGATTCAAACCCATTAGCTTTATCTTTATACGTTCTAGCTTACAACGCTGATAAACAAGTAGTACCAGCAACAGCTAACTTAAAAGAAAATTTAAAAACATACTTATCTCAATATATGTTACTTACTGATGCAGTAAATATAAAAGATGCATTTATAGTAAACGTAGCAATGAAGTATGAGATTATAACATTACCTAACTTTGTATCCAGAGATGTATTATTAGCATGTAATACTGCTTTAATAGATTATTTTGAAATATCTAAATGGTCTATAAACCAGCCTATTAACATCTCAAGCATCTATACTTTATTAGATAGAGTAAAAGGAGTACAGAGTGTAGAAAAGATTTATTTTGAAAACAAAGTAGGTGACAACTACTCAGAATATGCGTACGATATAAAAGGAGCTACAAGAGGAAATATGATATATCCTTCTTACGATCCTTGTATTTTTGAAATTAAATTTCCTGAGATAGATATTCAAGGACGAGTAACAACATTATAAAATGGCAATATATAGAATCTTCCCTGAAAAGGATACATTTATTTATACCGAAGCAGTAAACGGTAATGCAGGTTTAGATGAAATAATCGAAATCGGCGGCTACCCTGTTTCAGAAACAGGCCAGACATCAAGAGCTTTATTAAAATTTAATAGCACAGATGTTGCAAATGTTGTATCAAATATTATAGGAAGTAATAACTACAGTGCAAGTATTCATTTGAGTTTAGCATCTGCCTACGAATTACCCACAGAGTATTCTATAAACGCTTACCCAGTATATGAAGCCTGGAATCAAGGAGTAGGAAAGTACGGTGATTCACCGACTGATCAATCCGGTGTAAGTTGGACATATAGATTAGGGAACCAAGATGGAAGATGGGCATTAGCTTCTAATACTATTAATATGCCTGCCGGCGTTACCGGTTCATACAACACAACCTATTCCGGAGGCGGCGGCAACTGGTATACTGGCTCTGCAGGAATAAACTTAGAAAGTACACAACTACAGCAATTAAATTCAAATAACGATATTCATATAAACGTTACAAATGGAGTAAAGGCTCATAACGCTGGTACAATCGTTAATAACGGGTTTATACTGAAACTGACAGATGATCTCGAGTTTAATACTACATCCTCTATACGCTTAAAATACTTTAGTGGAAACACTAATACAATATACCCTCCGTACTTAGAATTTGGATGGAACGATACTGTTTATAGTAGTACTCTATCAGAACTGAATACAAGTAACGCAACTATTACCATTAAGAATAATAAAGGTGAATACGTAGATGCCGGAAAGCAGAGATTTAGAATTCATGCAAGACCTAAATACCCTACAAGAACTTTTACAACAGGATCTGTTTATTTAACTAACTATAAACTACCTGCTACTTCTTATTGGGGATTGAGAGATGAACATACAGAAGAGATGGTAGTAGATTTTAATACAGCTTTTACAAAAATAAGTGCTGATAATAACGGAAGTTATTTCGATGTTTACATGGAAGGGTTGCAACCAGAGAGATATTATCGTATATTAGTAAAATCAACTCTTGACGGAAGTACAACAGTGGTAGATAATGGTAATGTTTTTAAAATAGTACGCAATGGCTAACAACCCAGTGCCGATTCGAAAGACGGTATACAATAAGGAACATATTAATAAAGTTGTAAAAAGAGA